TCGGCACGGTTCTCTATCAGGCCAAAGCCGCAAGTGCCGATTCTGCCGAACCCATCTATCAGCCGGCGTATATCCTCGGTTCTCCCGCATACGCAGGAGAGGGAGACCAAGAGGTTCGCCTTATCAACGGCGCAAATCTGCGTAAGGAAACTGCTCCTATCTCCGAGGAGGTAGTAGCGATGATGAAAAACATTTCACTCGTGTAAGCTATGGGACACATGAATAAACCCCTTTTCGACCTCGACCAGCCGGGATTGCAGGCAGAGGTCGATTCCTATAAGCCGGGCAACGGCCTTATCTGGCCGGTACTGTTCCCGCTGAAGTACACTCCCAAATTCGACCTGAAGGGTATCGAAGGTGAGGACGGTATTCCCGTATCGGCAGACCGTGTCGCTTTCAATACGAAAGCACCGCTGAAAAGCCGCAAGACGGTTGGTTCGTGGAGTGGACAACTCTCCAAGATTTCGATGTCAAAGGAAAAGACGGAGCTGGAAATCGGTGAGTACGAAGACCTGAAGACCATTGCGGCCGCTAACACCGAAGACAAGCAGACTGCTCGCTACCTCGTAGATATGGTCTACGACGACGTGAAAGCCTGCAATGACGGTGCAGACTACAAAATCGAAATCGACGCATGCCGTCTCGGGTCGCGAGGCATCCAGACTTTCCCGAAGGAAATCGAAGGAGATATGGCAACCGAGGACGTCATCAACTTCAACGTACCGAAGGAAAACTTCGTCGCCTCCGCTATTCCGTGGGGTCAATCCGGTGCTGACGGTCTTGGCGACCTCGCCAAGTGGCAGGACATGATAGCCTCGCAGGGCAAGAAGAAGCCGATGTTCGCTTTCCTCGAAAAGGCCACATTCGAGCTTCTGCTTTCGCAGGAAAAAACAATGAAGCGTGTCGCTTCCGTCCTGCTCAATGTAACGGGCCTTGTCTCGTCCGAGGTGTTGTCTCTCGACAACATCAACGCCTATCAGAACAAGCACGGCTATCCGCGTATCATCGTTCTGGACAGCTACGCAACCATCGAGCACAAAGACGGCTCCCGGACGACCATCAAGCCGTGGAACAAGAACGTCGTTGCCTTGTCGCCTGTCGCCCAGCTTGGCTGGACGTACTATAAGCCGGTTCCTTTCGTGAAAGGTACAGCCGCGATTCAGGCACAGGGCAAGTACGCCAAAACCACCGTGTACTCGCAGGTGAACCCCCTGCTTGAGGTTACGATGATTGAAGCGTATGTTCAGCCCGCTCTCATCAATCGTGGGTCGCTCGTATTTGCAAACATCGCAAATACCGAATGGGCCGACGGCCAGTCCACGGATGAAATGAGCCTCGAAGACAGGCGAAGCATTGCGGTTCCCGCATCAGCTTCCGCCAACAGTTCAGGTGCAGACAACACGGTAAACGTGTTCGATTCGACTTTCGATAAGGAGACCGTTTTGGCCGCCATGAAGTCGATTGGTGCAACGACCAATCCGAATATCACGGCCGCCAATCTCGAATCCAAAATCGAGGCTCTGGACGAGGAACAGAAGGTAGCACTCAAGAAGGCTCTCGGTATCGAGGCGTAGGGGTATGAAGACCGTATTGGAGGCCCTGAAATCGTGTGTCGGTTATCCCGTTCCGAAAGACACTATCGAAACCATCGCGGTACGGCGAGGCATTTACGATTCATTACAGGAGGAAATCAATACTCAAGTGATGGGGAGTAAAGCCTTCGCCCTCTGCGAGGCAGATATTATGAAATATCTGGTAACGGTAGCCAATGTGAGCGAGGGAGACGTGAGTATTAGCGTGAACGACAAGGATATTCTTATCAACACGGCAAATTCCGTCTATGCGAAATACGATGAGCCTCTTATCGGTGTTTCCCTACAACCGACCGTAGAGAATCTATGCGAGTAGTCAGATGGTAGAGTTTAGACCACATAGGTTAAGGATTCGTAGTACAACCGGTCATCGGGACGACGCAACCGGAGATTGGATTGCCGATACCGAGTCATGGAGCGACCCGATACCCTGCCGCTATGTAGCAAACGGAACGGGCCAGCAAATCAAGCTCGACGACGGAACATTCTACACCTTTTCCTACGTGGTTTATCTCGACCCTGATGACCGAATCTATCGGCATGGCGACATGGTTCGCCTATACGACAAAGCCGGGAACCTGCAAAGCGAACAACCCATTACTCGCCCCCACAAAGGACAGCTCGATACGAAACTATGGCTATGAAGATGACTACCCCTATCAGCGTAATTGATAGGGCTCTTGCACAAGCGATGCAGGAAGCCAAGCGAAAAGTTGTTCGGATGCTGGCCTTTTTAGGTGAGAAGTGCATCATCGAAGCACGGGATAGGTCGCAAGAAGAAAGCTGGTACGACCAAACCGGAAATCTTCGCAGTTCAATCGGCTATGTAATCGTGATGGAAGGTCGCATTGTGTCCATGAGTGATTTCAAACAAGTCAAAAATGGCACACAAGGCCCGGTAGAGGGAAAAGCCCTCGCAAAGAAGCTCGCGAGCAACTACAAGACAGGATTCGCACTCATTGTTGTCGCAGGTATGCACTATGCGGCTTACGTCGAAGCTATGGATAATAAGGTCGTGCTAACCTCCGCGGAGCTTTTGGCTCGCCGAGAACTCCCCGGAATGATGCGGCAACTCAAAACTCAAATAGCGGCATAATGAAGTCTGACGCGGAAATAACGGACATTCTCTATTCGATTCTGAAAGGGTCGGATTTACACCGAGAAGTTTTGTCGCGCGGCGGTAAGTTATACACCGACGAACGACCGAAGAACTCCGGCAAAGAGGATATAACGATTCTCGTCCTCGACAACCTTGTCGGTGGAGACTCGCAAGAGAATGTTGTCAATATCAATATCTATGTCCCGGACACTCCGCGCGACAATCAGATGATTATTGACAAACCGAGAGTCCGCATTTTATCTCGGCTCGCTATCAACCTCTTGGAGGAATATACAGTCAGTGATTATCGGTTCTCCATCGAAAAACAGAAGGTTTACAAAGTGAATGGAGCCGACGAGCATTGCATAAACAACAGATTATCATTTACTCACTTAAAGTAGACCATTATGGCAACAGCATCCGCAGTAACGGCATGGGGTAAGCCTACAATTAAATCCGGTGCGTCTGGCGAAAGCGGTGCGCTCGGCACTACCCTCGAAGATGTCGGCAAGATTAAGGAGAACACCACCTCCCTTGAACTTGTTAAAGGCAACGTGAACGAACTTTTCGGTGAAGGTCACGAGTTGGTGGACAAGATGGAGCTTGAAGGTACGTGGACTCTGAAGTTCACGGTAATCAAAGCCTCTTTGGACAAGATTGCCAAATTCTTTGGCCTTTCGGTGTCCACCGATAAGTTGGCTATGAAAACAACCATCGTTTCGGAACCGAGGTCATACACCGTAGACCCTCTTCTTGTCGGTGCAATCGGTGCAGAACTTCCGTATTGCTACACCTCGATTACGCCCAAATTCGCTACGGCGGAAGGATGGACGATTGAATTTGAGGTTACGACGATGGAGCCGGAAAGCGAATCGGTAGCTCCGGCAACCCTCTACGTGAAAAAGGCGGCGGCCCAAGCCTCTTCACAATCGACTGGCAAATAGAATTGCTGGTCTCTGGGGTGGGCTATCTGCCGGCCCATCCCTCATGCGGATTTAGCTCAACGGTAGAGCGTCAGTCTACCAGACTGAAAACGGAGGTTCGACCCCTTCAATCCGCTCAAGTTTTTTCGGATATGGATAAAGAACGGTTTATAGAATCGGCGGTATCGGATGCGATGATTGGCCGGCCTATCTCCTTCGAGTTGAAAGGAGAGAAATTCGATGTTCATCCGCCGACCCTCGGCAAGATGCAAATTCTATCGAAACTCTACCTGCAACTCGAAATCGACGAGGAGGCTTTGAGCGAAAATCCACATTTGGAAGCCATGAGGATATGCGATAGCAAAACAGATATAGTCTGTGAGATTATGGCAGTCGCAACCTTTGACCAGAAAGAAGATTTGCTCGACAACGACAAGATATGCGAACGAGCTGAATTTTTCAAGTGGAACTGCCTGCCGCCCGACTTCGGGACATGCCTTCTCGCAATCCTCACACAAGTCGATTACGAAAATTTTATGACCTCTATTCGATTAACGAAGATATTAAGGCAAAACGCGCCTATCGCAACAAAGAGGGCAAATCGAGTAGAGTAGTTGGTGGACGCTCTCTTTGGGGTGGAATGTTGGATGTCGCGTGTTCCAAATACGGATGGACGCTTGATTATGTCCTTTGGGGTATCAGCTATCTCAATTTGAACATGATGACTTCCGACGCCATCTCGGTTCTGACCTCTTTTAATGAAGAGGACAAGCCAGAAGTGCTTAATGCGGACGACCCGGCAAATGCCGCGGCAATTTTGAGACAATTCGGACAACTCGGAGAATAATGAACGGAGTACAGGGAGCTATCCATTTTGTTGTTACCGGCGATGAGACCGACCTTTTGAGAGCACTTTCGTCCTCTCGCTCGGCCATCATTGCGAGTGGCGACACAGCGGAGAAGGAAGGAGCAAAGATTGAGCAAATGTTCAAGCGTGCGACTTCCAGCGTTTTCGCGTTTTTCTCGGCGGCGCAGGCTACCAGTTTCGTAAAGTCAATGGCGACCGTTCACGGAGAATTTCAGCAAATCGAAATAGCTCTTGAAACGATTCTGGGTAACGAGCGGGAAGCCGCGACACTTATGAATCAACTCCGGGATACTGCCGCCAAAACGCCCTTCGACATGAAGGGTATTGCCAATGGTGCAAAACAGCTCCTTGCCTATGGTGAAGATGCCGCGACAGTCAATGAGACCCTAATAAAGTTGGGAAACATTGCCGCGGGCCTTTCGCAACCGCTCGGCGACCTTGTGTACCTATATGGAACAACGATGACGCAAGGCCGTCTCTACACACAGGATTTTAATCAATTTGTCGGCCGAGGTATTCCGATGATTAAGGAGTTGGCCGAGTATTTCGGTGTGGCAGAAAGTGAGGTCAGAGGGCTTGTAGAGGCTGGCAAGGTCGGGTTCCCCGAAGTGCAAGCGGTCATCAGTAGCTTGACCGAGGAAGGCGGAATGTTTTTCAACCTGATGGAGAAACAAAGTACGTCCGTCATCGGTAAAATATCCAATCTCGGCGATGCGTGGGATGCCGCCCTCGATAAGATGGGAGAATCGAGCGAAGGTTTCATCTATACAGGAATCGAAGGCTTAACGTATCTCGTTGAGCACTACGATACCGTATTGAAAATTCTCGGCACACTCGTTACGGCCTACGGGTCATACAAGGCGGCGCTTATCGCCATCAACGCTATTCAGAAAGTGTCAGCTACGGTTGCGGCAACAAGGGCACTCCTCGCGCAAACTCAAATGCTGACTCGTGCGACTCAAGCGCAAATCTTATTCAATCAGGCTGTGAAAGCGAATCCGTATGTACTCGCATTCTCGGCCCTCACTACCGTTATCACCGCTTTGGCAATGTTCTGCGATAAGTCAGACGAAGCGGAAGAATCTGTTTCAAGGCTTGAGAACGCCAACAAGAAGGCTTCAGAGGAATTTGATAAAGAGGCCGCAAAAATCAAGTCGCTTCAAGATGTAGTTGCCAACGCGAATGTCGCTTATGATGAGCGCAAGAAAGCATTGGATAAATTGCGTGAGATTGTACCGGAATACAATGCTTCTCTTTCAAAAGAGGGGGAGTTGGTGAACAATAACACCGACGCAATTAAGGATTATCTTGTTCAGCTTGAAAAGCAAATCAAGTTGAAGGCCGCACAAGAAGAACTGGAAGAGGCATATAAGGAACAGCGCGAACTTCAGAGAGAGTGGGATTCCGCTCGTGAAGACCTTTCCCTCAAGCGCACCAATTCTGCATATTACGATAAACCGATTATCGACGTTGCAGGCATGTTCGGGCAAAGAGACCTTCAGAAGGCAGAGGCTCGATTCAACGATGTTGATGCACGTCTGACCAAAGTAAACCAGACTATCGCAAGTCTCAATTCCGAGATTGCCACCACATCTACCGAAACTAACAGTAGTACCAAACAGTTCAAGACCTTTTCGGAGCAACTTGAAGCCGCAAAGAATAAGGTTACGACTCTCAAAGCAGAATTGAAAGACCTGCTTGCCGGAAAGGGAAATGAGGAAAGTTTCGTGAAGGCTATTGAGGACAAGCGCAAGGAGCTGAAAGCTGCCGAAGACGCATACGACACCTTGCGAGGTATTGACCCCAAAAGTAAGAAGGCCAGCACATCATCGACCACCGACTATAAGACCAAGATAGCCAATGAAGGGCGTGAACTTGAACGACTCTATAAGGACATGGAGCTGTCCATCCAACGAGCACGAATCGACGCGATGGATGAAGGTCTCGAAAAAGTGCTTGCCGAAAACGAGTTGAATCATAAAGCAGAGTTGGAGGCTATTGAACGCCAGAAGGAAGATACCTTACGGAAAATTCAGGAGCGGGAGAAAACCATTTGGGAGTCCAAAAATCCTGATTGGAAGAAAAAGGGGCTGACCTTCACTCCGACTACTACCGAACTGCCCAAAGATGTCGCCAGCCAATTTGACGCCCTTACCAAAGCGGCCAATGATAGACTTGTTACTGACAACAAAAAGGCGTTGGACGATATGTTGTCCGACTACATGTCCTATGAACAGAAAAGGAGCAAAATCAAAGAGGAATACGACAAAAAACGTCAGTCCCTCTATAATGAAGACGGCTCCTTCCGTTCTGGCGTATCACAAGGTAATGTTGATGAGTTGAACCGTAGCGAAACCGAGGCTCTGAAAGCTGTCGATGAGGAATTTGCCCAGCGAGAAGCGACCTATCAGTCATGGATGGAGGCTATCGCCAACATGACGTTACGGCAGTTGGAGGCCGTACTTGCAAAGGCAGAACAAGAGTTGGCCGAGCTCGAACAATCTGGCGATGCCGATGATAGCCAAATGGCTGTTGCTCGTGCAAAGGTAAACACCGCTCGCAAGAAGGTTGAGAAGGCAAACGCCGATAATGATTTGACACCCGGCAAGCGCACTATCAAGGAATGGGAAGACCTCTACAAGACCTTGATGGAAGCAGAAAAGGAATTTGAAAGTGTTGGCGACGCCGTTGAAGGAACCGCCGGAAAGATTATCTCCTCGGCAGGCCAGATTATGACCTCGACGTTAAGCATGATTAACAGCATTATCACTTTGGCAACGACGTCCTCCACGGGAATCCAAACCGCTGCCACAGCATCATCCAAAGCGATTCAAACTGTCGAGAAAGCAAGCGTCATCCTAACGATTATCTCTGCGGCCATGCAGGTTGCTATGGCAATCATTAACCTGTTCAACAAAGACGATGAATACCAAGAAGAAATTGAGCGGTTGCAGGAACGCATCGACCAGCTACAATGGGAGCTGGAGAATACCGAAGCCTCTCGCCTCAATGAGAATCTGGATATTCTCAAGCTGGTTAAGAATACCTATGCCGAGGTTACTACCGAAGTGTTGAAACTGCATTTCGCAGGAATGAGTACTTGGGGGAGCTTTTATCAGATTATTGGTAAGGTTATATCCAAGGAAGAAATACTCAAGAAAACTTCCCAAGAGATTGCAAAAACCTATGCCAACCTCGAATATACGGTAGATAAGGCCCTCGGAGAGAAGCGGTTTGACGACGCAAAGAATCAGTTGGCAAATATCGCTCAACAACAGTTGCTTATACAGGAACAGATACGGAACGAGGATGCCAAGAAAAAGACTGACCACGGCAAAATCGCAGATTGGGAGCGTCAGATTATTGAACTTGGAGAAGAGGCGAATAAAATCATCAACGATATTGTCGATGAGATTATGGGCGGTAGTGCCGCTGACCTTGCAAGCGAACTCGGTGATGCCTTTATCGAAGCCTTCAGAGCAGGAGAAGATGCCGCGGAAGCATGCGAGAAGGTAGACGACATCGTAGCCAACGTCATCAAAAGAATGTTGGTGAGCAAATACCTTGAAGAACCGCTGGGCTACATCTTCGACAAATACAAATCGAAGTGGTACAAGGACGGTGAATTTGCGGGTATCGACGCCATCATGGAATCCATGAACGGTTTTGCCAATGACCTCAATGCCGTAGGAGACGAGTTCCAAACCATTTGGGACAGCCTTCCGGATTCCATCAAAAATTTGATTACCGTAACCGATGATACCCGTGAAGCCTCCGAGCGGGGCATTGCAACGGCAAGTCAAGAGAGTGTTGATGAGAATAACGGACGCCTTACGGTTATTCAAGGACACACCTACACGATGAATGAAAACGTGAAATTGATAGTCCTTTTGGGTGATAAGATACTGGAAGCCATAAACATAATTCGCGCAAATACCGAGTATTGCAAGCGGCTCGACAATATTGACAAGCAAATTTCCAGCATAAGGAATAAACTTGACGAAATCGGTGATGATGGATTAAGAGTTAAATAGCAATGGAACAGCCCCTTATTAGAGACATATACGCACAATGGAAAGAGGCCAAACAACAGGCGCAGAAGGAGTGCGAAAATCGCTCGCTATTCAATATGGCGGAGAAATATCGTGTATGCAGTATGTTCAAGGGGACGGAAACCCTTGAACAGGTGCTTAAACTGTTTTCGTCTCCGCAGGGCATCGAGTTTTGCACTAAGCGTTCTTTCCCGACGATTGAAATGTGCCGAAAATTCAAAGGCCCTACGGCCGAAAACCTCGGTATTTATGTCGAAGAAGACGTGAAGATTCAGAACCGCCCTTTGGTGATTCTCGTTGGTAATTGTCGCGCCGAGTTGGAGTATAGCATCCCCGGAGAACGGTATCAAGTAGTCTTGATGCACGGAGCTACCGCGCATATTAAAGCCTCAAATTGGACGGTCGTATTTGTAAATAAAGACGGTGGCGGCGAAGCCATTATCGAAATATCGGAACATGCGAAAGTGCTATGATAGGTAAGTTCAACATAGACGGTATTGACGCATACGAACGGTTCGGAGTCTTCATTTCCGATGCCGGCCTCGTCAGCTTATTGCAATATCCTCCCTTGAAAAAGGTAGATAGCAATGATTGGCCGGAAGAGGACGGAGAAGAGTTCGATTTATCCGAACCGACCCTTGACACAAAGACTGTTCAAGTGAAGTTTGCCTCCCACAAAGCAAACCGATTCGGTGCGTTCCTTGCCGCCATGTCGGACACCGGCTATCACGACTTCGAGGTTCCTGCCATTGCTCGAACATTTCGATTAAGGCTTTCCAGTCAGCAGGCTATGACTCACTATCCGCGGGCAGAAGCCTTCACCCTGCAACTTTCCGACGATTTCCCTCTCCGGGGATATTCTTACGTTGCCCCAGAGACCTCGATAACCAGAACGAGCGGTTATGAGTTGGATGGGCGCGACCTCGGCCAATACGGAGTAACGATTTTGGAAGGGAGCCTCGCCGAAGTGCTCAAATCTCCGGCAGTAAAACAAAACCTATTGCAGAATTTACAGCGTGAGAATGGGGCAATCTATGATGGCGAATATGTGGCATTCCAGACCAAAGAGGTTAAGTTGAAATGTTCATTGAGGGCACACACTTTCGACGAGTTCTGGCGTAACTACAACGCATTACTCTATGACCTTACGCGGCCCGATGAACGGCTCCTTTTTGTCGAATACACAGGCTATGAATACCCGTGCTACTATAAAAGTTGCTCTTCGAGTCAGTTTCTATTCACACATGGGAAAATATGGTGGGTATTCGACCTGACTCTGGTATTTACGTCCTTCCGTGTTGAAGGTGAAGAATACCTCCTTGCGTCTGAAGATGACATGCTGATTATAACCGAGGACGGAGAGTCCGCAATAGACTTGTCAGAATATGATTAAGAAGATAAAAATAAGCAAATTACCGCTTGTTTCGTCCTTTACGGGATTGTTCACTATCGGAGTGGACAAAGATAACAAGAGCGTCAAGATAGGTCTTGAGTTCATCAAAACCGCGGCCGATAATTGCAACGAAAAGGCAAAGTTGGCCGACGAGAAGGCCGCGGCCGCTGACCGAGCCGCGTCTGCGGCAAATCAAGCCGCCGGAACTGCCTCTAATGAAGCCGCCAATGCCGGAATGAAAGCATCTGCGGCCGAGCAAGCCGCGCAGGAGACTACCGAGGTCAAAGAACAAGCACTTGCTACCATTGCTCGGCTGGAAGAACTTGAAGAGTCTTTGGTTGGTCAGTATAAGATGATTCCTACCGGCATGAATCTTACCTATCCGAAGGTGATAACTCTGCGTAATCCAGCCTCTCTTCAGATTGCATACGAACTGTTGCCGACAAATACCGGTCGAAATGTGTTGTTCCTTTCGGATGACCGGGCCGTGTCCGTCCTGCCGGGCGGCCAAATCATCCCCAA